TTGACTGGCTCAACGATGGGGCGCGAGATGATATATGCGGCTTGACCAATAACTCCACGTCCTGGAGTCTCTGGGTTTGCTACATCAAAGAACTGATTGAGCGCCTCTTGCTTACCCTGATCGAGCTGTGAATACTCAGTCTGAGCAACACGAGGAGGCAAGTTGGAAAGCCTGACGTGCGTTGAATACATATTGGTCAACGCGTCAATCTTTTCCATCTGAGATGAGTTGAGATTGGCCCTTAGTGCTGCCTGTTTGATGTTACCTTTATTGAGGTCTTGTGACATCTACAGTCCCCGCGATACTGCCTGCTCGTATAGCGCTGCTATCTCCCCATTCGTATCGTATGGAAGCATTTGTGCTAAAGCCTGTGAAAGAGATTCTTCTGCATACATTGAGCGCATAGCAAGAGCGCTGGAGTCAGGTCCTGCACCAAGATCGATACCTGCAGTGACTGGTTCATCTCCGCGCTGTGATGGCGCAAGAAGAGGTGTTACATCCGCAAGTGCTGTACGTGGGCGACCCAATTTGGGGTCTGCTGCTCCACGAGTTGTAGCAGTAGGAGCGCCTTGCATAATCTCTTGCATCTGCTTGCGCTCGCCATACTCTTGTGATGGTGGCAAATCGCTACGAACAGAGAACTTGCCTGGACCAGCTGCCCCAGCAACTGGGTTCATTGGCTCTGCCATTAGTCCTCCATCTTTTCTAAATCGTTTGTGAACTGCTCCCACACTTGATTGACTTTGTTCTGTCGTATTGCGTTATATGTGGCGAGTTCCATCAAATCTTCTGTAAACGCGTGTACTGATGACGCGACATTGTGTAACAATCCTGCGACCACTAAGATAAAGTCAGCAGGGGATACTGAGCGAGGCACATCATCGCTACCTGGATCGTACATCGCTCAGTCCCTTCTAAAACTAACTAGGCCTTCTTACCTTTACGACCTGGTACTACCATTCCGAAGAACACCTTGCCGCCTTTTGGCTTTGATGTATCCATCTTGCCTTCGACTGGCTTGACTTCGACAGCCTTCTTGATTGAACCCTTATTCATATCCACCTCCTCTACTAAGCCGCGCCGCCGATTGAGGCGAGCAGTGTTGCTATGTCTGGACGAGTAGCACCAGCAGGGGCCGCACCGCCAGGGGTTTCTGGAGTTGGCTGCGAGGCAGGAGCGGGGGCCGCACCTGCTGGTGACATCTGTTGTGCCATCATCATCTCTTCTGGCGATGGCTCTTCTGGAGCAAATGCCTTCTCGATGATGGTCTCTATTTGGAGGCCCTTTTGTCGGCCTTTGATAACTTCAGAAATGCGAGCAATGATTTGAGCGGGGTCTTGTCCTTGCGCTGCCAGAGCAGGGATAGCCTGGGCATACTGAGCCAGAGCAACGCGAAGAGAATCACGCATCTCTTCAATATCAACCCTTTGTTCTTCTTGTGTGACATTCAACTCCATTGGGATTTCTCGGCGTACATAATCTCGTGAAACGAGTTTGTCGCTACGCATCTGGAGAAGTGCGATGATAGCGCGGTTAGGGTCCATACCAGACATAATGCCGTAACGGACATCTACGCCGTACTCACCCTTGATATCGCGGGATGGAACGTACTTCATCGAGTACGGTGTTCCATCGTCAGTACCCTTGATCTCCTTGGTGATGGAGCCAAAGATCTTCTCGTCTACTTCAAAGCAGAGGGAAACGAGGTCAGTAAAGAGACGAGCAAACTGTGCCTGTGCTGCACGAACTTGCGTATCAAATCCGGCCTGAAGTGCTTGGACTCCACGACCTGTGATGATAGATGCGTCAAGGTTTCCGCTACGTACTTCTGGGTAGCGAGCGCCGAGGCGAAGTTCACGCTCAAGAACGCCGGACTCAGTGAAGACTCCGTTTGGAAGTTCTAGCGGTACGCGCCTAATCGCTTGGGGATTAGCGGATCGCATAATAGCGTCAGGGCCAAGAGCGAGTTCTTGTACATCCTGCGGAATTGCAATAGGCGCTTGGATGCTCTTCTCTGCCGCTTGGATCTGCAAGACAGCAAAACGCGCACGTGCAAGTTGTACCGCTAGAACATCATCAAACTGGCCACGAGCCTCACCGTCTAGAGAGGCGCGGAGGGCTACGCGAGCCAGGCACTTGCCAATTGGGTTAGGGGTGTTGGCAAGAACTAAGTTGTTGCGTTCTGGTAGGAAGATTAGGTCTTGGTCTTTGTCGTGGTAACGAATGACGGAAAGATAAGGGCTGCCAGGAGTCATCTGGTTACGGCTAATAATCTGGCTTGCGTACTCTGGGAATTGTGCCGCTAAGGTCTCTGCATCTGATGCGATGATTTGTGTAAGCGAGATGGTCCTACCGAAGCGGTCAATTTCTGGGTAGACTCCGAATGGGTTGAGCATACGGATCTTGGGGCTGTTCGACTCGTAATCCATCTCAACGATGGCTGGCAACATTCCATAGGTGTTGAACCAGTCTGCTCCAGAGTACATCTGGATACCAAGGTCGGATGTAGCAACATAGTAGTTGGCAATACGAGTGCGGGTATCTGCTGCCTTACGAGCAGAGTCAGAGACCATATTGGTTGCAGAGCAGTTGAAGGATGGCAGTGGAGCCATTACCTCTGCAAGGTCCCGCGCTGCAACGTCGACAAAGTTAGCGACAAGAGGCTTTGGGTACTCCTCAGAGAACATCGCAGGGTAGACCTTGGAGATGTCTCCCTGACGCACGGAGAGAACATCGCGCATACGCTGATCTCTCGCTGCGTAGCGGGTCTGTAGGCGTGAGGCCTTAGCCGCTACTTCCTTCACTGTAAGCATTTGACCTACTTCTTGTTAGACTTCTTGCGCTGCGCTTCTACTTGCTTCTTCATCTTCTTAGGATATGAATAGCCTGGCATCATCACATCGCTATCGCTTGGCAATCTCTTGGGTGTAAAAATCTTAGGCTTCTTTTTGGCTGGCATTACTTCTTCTTCTTTGCTCGCGCTGCAGCAGCCATATCTTTCTTTCCAGAAATATATCCTGCATTGACGCCCTTTTTGCCTACACTGAAATCTTTTGCAATCTTTGCGCGAGTCTTCTTATTTACCGTTCCTTGGCGTTCTGCAACCATAGCGCCGAGTTTGACTGCCTTCTTCTTCATATTGACTCCTTAGATGAATTGTTGTTCTTTTTGCTCGAAGAGGTCATCTAAGTTGATAACCACTCGCTTTGCTCGCTCTGATCTGGTCAGAAACGGATTCTTCATATGGTGGACATTGTGCTGCCCATTGTTGATAATCTCTCGCGCTCTGATCTCACAGAACCAGAGGGCCATCACCATATCGGTCTTACCCTTAGTCGTAGGAGACCAGGTAATAAGTTGCTCTATGAGCGCCTTGATATTCTCTGTCTGATCCGAAGGAAGATGGATAAGATTATCTCGATGGTGCTTACCATCGCTTTGCTTCGTTCCAAACAATGTGGACATACTGGCGACTCCGAAGCCTGAGTCCCACTTGTTGTTTCCGGTGTGGTGTTCACGAAGGATGACACCTCGCGTTGCTAGATACTGACGGATGCCTTCGTCTTGGGTAAGGAAGGACTGGAAGGCGTTACGCTCTACAATCCACTCGGACGGCTTGTACGTATCCGTCCACTCAAACATTAGGCTACGGATTTGAGCAGGCGTTGGTCCTGTAATCTTGATGGCATCGACGATATAGCGCTTGTGCGTATTGCGGTCAACTGCGTAGCAAACGGCTGCTGTATCTCCAACCATTGCTGGGTCGAGGCCGCAGATGAAATGAAAACCTTGGGTAGACTTAGGGTGTCCTGGGTAGCCTGGGTTGAGACCACCTGATTTACGCATACCGTCAATCGAGCCACGCACACAGACAGGATCAAAAACAGCATTGTCAGAAATATCTTGCTGCTGATAGACCAAGGCCCAAGTAGAAGCGTCCATAGCCTGACGTTCGTTGTAGAGGTGACGACCATTCCATCGGGGGTAGAGACCATCCTCGGTCTTGTCACTCTCCTCTTGTCCATCAAAGGGTTGGTCTGAATAAGGCCAGAGCGTGACCCACTGATCGGGGTCTTCATTAGGCTCAAGCAGGGCTGGCATCGCTAGATAGGTCCAAGGGACCAGGCCGCCTGGGTATCTATCTGGGTTACGTAGTTCTCGGTAAAGGTCAACGGATGCAACTCGCGTACCTACGACAACCAACTTACCCGTTGGGTTCAAACGGGAGCGTACGTCCTGGCCT